TCCCCCTGGAGATGTAGATGGTGTAGTTTCATTAACAGATGTACCAACACCTGCAGAAGGAGCTGCTGTATTTTCTCCTTTACTAACATCTACTGATATTTTATTCTCTATTACAGTACCTGTAGTGGATTCTAATTTTGTAGCACCGGATGTCTCCTGTGTTTTTGTTCCTCCAGTAGATTCTGATTTTGCTGATTCTATAGATTTTGATCCTTCTGGTGTTTCTTTTGTATTTTCTTTAGATTCCTTTGATTCCGATAATTCTTCAGTCTTATTTGATAATTTTACTTCTCCTTTATTTTCTGTTTTAGCTGACTCTAATGTTTTTTCACCTCCTCCAGATTTTTCTTTTGCTACTAGTTTATCAGTATTCTCCTCATATTTTTTAGAAGAATTTGTAACACTTTCGTTATCAAACCCCTGATCCTCTAATATTTTGGCAAGAGCGGATATAAAAGCATTATTCTCTGTAGTATATAATAAAGCAGCATTTTGGCCTGACAATGCTCCTCTATCATTGAAAGCACTAAGAATATCCTGGAATTTATCAATGAAAGAATCGAATTTTAAATTATCGCCTTTTACTTTGCTATCGAAATCGCTTTTAACCGAATCATATGAATCGAAATCCTTAATGTTTCTAAATCCTAAATTTTGTACGATTTCTGTTACTGACCCCTTTTTAAGGGCAGTCATATTCAGTACCTTGTTTTTTGCAGAATCCTTAGACATTTCAAATATCTCTTTTCCATCTACACTTTCTCCTTTTTCTATTTTTCTTTTTATCCTTCTTCTATTACTTCCTCCATCTGAGTATGATTCTATATAATATATTGATTTTGGGTCTATTCCAGGATCTAACTCCTTTAGATTCTTATTAAATGACTCATCATAAAATTTCATAGCACTACTTGATACTTTATCTACTGAGTCTTTTTTTTCTTTTAGATCCTCATCTATTTCTTTACCAGTTAATTGTCCATTTTCGACCATGTTTTTTAACTGAGTATCATATTTAGCCCTGTCAAATCCTCCATCGAATTTAAATACTGGAAATTCCGATCCTGTTCCTCCTGTTGGTGTTTTTGGTGTTTCTTCTGCCAAAATATTTTTTTATTTATATACCTAAAAAGCCAAAAAGTTTAACTTTTTGGCTTTGTAAATGAGAATGCTTCTACCATTTCTCCGTTTTCAACTTTTTTATTTTCTTTTTCTATTTTTTCATTAAGCTTTTCTATAAATAGCTGATACTCATAAAATGGAAGTTTTTCTATATTATCTATATTTAATCCGTGTTCATCCCACAGTCTAAATTTAATATCAAAGTAATTGGCTAAAGATATCTGAAATAACGAAAAGAGATCTGTACCCTCCGGGAAATGATATTACTGCTGTGACCTCCCCATCACAGCTTTCACATTTAGTATAAATTCTAGATTTTGTAGCAAAATTAATTTTTTCGGTTATCTGATCTGCAATGGAGAATTGTAATGGACTCCAATCTATTGATCCTCTTTCATACTGATCATAAAGTCTTTCATCAAGACCCCTCCAATCTGGTATTATAAAAGAAGCAACTTTTGCAAAGCTCTCGTCAAATTTCTTTCCTTTCTTTGTTTTATCTGATATTATTTTTCTACATAATGTTGTAACCCCAATAGTAGGAATATAAAGATCCATTTCTGCACTTCCGTCTTTAGGAATAAATTTAAAAGAATAGCTTTCTTTGCTATATCTTTTTAATATCTCAGCTTCAATAACAAAACTATCTAATAGATTAGATTTTAGTTCTATTGTATCTGGAACATTACAATCTTCTTTTGTACAATTTTTAGTTACTGGTAAGATTATTCTGTTTTCCCCTTTTAAAAACGTAAGATCTCTAATTGACATTATAACAAAGAATCTGTCTTCATACCATAGATCGTATGGATCTAAAAATCCTCCATTCCATCTAATTTTCATACATTTTGAAATAATAGTATTTAGTTTCTCGTCTAAATCTAATCTATCGTCCTCGTCAACTGTAGAAAATTGTCTTATTTCTCTAACTTCTGCAGATTTTATTGCTATTTCAAATCCTTCAGGATATCCAAATCCTCTAGAGGGTAAGGTTTCGGGTGGTAAATTTTTCCATTCACTTTCCATACCCATAGGATTTCTGTTAACATTAACCTTTCCTAAGTTATTTGCCTGATGTTCGGGTTCTCTTGGTACATTAACATTACTGTTAAATTCCGGTGCAGTCTTATTCTCTATCCAATCAGGAATAGAATGATCTGCTACGTCCGGGTCAGAATCATAATCAAATCTAGATTGCGATTCTCTAGCATTTAGGTTATTTAATAAATCGTCTTCTATATTGTCCATATCTTAACTTACTTATAATACTTTTACTTAATCATCCGATTTTAGTTTCTTATCTGAAGATAAAAAGAAATAAAAACCAAAGAAAACAGCCGAAAGGAAATAAAAAATTGATACCGTATGCCAATAGGAATGTGTTAATTTCATTATAGCAGCGAAAAGGATATCGAACCCAAAGGGGTTGAAAAAGGTTGCCAATATTAGGCAGATTGATGCCATTCTTTTTCTTCTTTTCTGATTCACTGTCTTCGTCCATGTTATTTTAATATTCACATTTTTTGAACGAAACACAGGAAACAAAAAATGGAGACTTTGTTGAGTCTCCATTTATATATTAATTCTTTACTTTATTAGTTAAAAACATCCTCGAAATAATCAGCTCTAAATGATAAACCGATTTTGTAAGGAGTTGTACCATTAGTATAATCCAAATCTAATGATTTAATTTGATCAACAGGGAAGCAATTCATTAATTTAACTCTTCTGAATACATCTCCTTGTTTATTAAATATAGATATAAGTATATAACTATTTCCAGCATATACTGATTTGATCCCCATAGCACCTGTTAAAGGATTATAAACTAAATCTGACCACTCACGCAATGTTTTAAATACATAGTTGCTATTGTTATCATTTAAGTTAGTTTCAAAATCTATTCTAACTTTAACACCTGTATCGTCAACTGCACCAGCAGCATATCTTCTTCTAGAGAATTTATACCTTTGCTCAGCAACTCCTGGGTTTTTATCAATAGATAATCCAGTAACTGATAATACATTCTCAACCAAAAGAGATCTTCCAGGGTTTCCCACTGGGTTCGAAACTCCTACAGGAGGTTGTATAATAACCTCAAATTGGTTAAGGTATATCGGTTCGTATAATTGTACCGCTGCTTTTGCAGAGCTAAAATGTGGTAATCCTGCCATTTTTAATTAATTTTTTTAAATAAATATATCTTCGAAATAGTCAACCGCCCAAGTCATAGTCAATTTGTATATTGATGTCTGTGTATAGTTTAATCCCATATCGGTGATAGGTGACATCGGGAAACAATCTCTTAGATTTACTTTTCTGAAAATATCACCCTGTTTATTAAATACGTTTATTAAGATATTACCAGTATAGTTAGCCTTAAGTCCCATAGCACCTGTTAAAGGGTTATAGATTAAGTCTGACCATTGACGTAAAGCTTTAAAAGCGTACATAGAATTATCATCGTTAAGGTTGATCTCAAATTCTATCTCTACATCAAGACCTGTTCTTTGAGGAGCAGCTCCAGAGTAATATCTTTTAGCAAATTTATATTGTTGAGTGATTTCTCCAGGGTTTTGATCTACTTGTAATCCAGATATCCTAGTAACCTGTTCAAGTAATATATTAGCACTCCCCGGATTACCTACTGGAATTGTGATTCCAGTAGGTGGGGTAATACTTACTTCAAATTGGTTTAAGAAAACCGGTTCAAATTTATTAACCGAAGCTTTTGAACTCGAATAATGTGGTAATCCTGCCATGTTTTTATTTTATATATTTACATTCAAAAATTCTATTCAAATTCATTAGCTGAATTGGATGAATCCTCCTGAAGCGATACCACCAGTTCTAGTAACTGTCATTCTATTAATGAATTTGTGGATACCTCTTGCTGGCTCGATTATTACGTCGATAATACCGATGTTTTGATCGATGATAGCAGGTGTATTGTTAGATGAGTCCATAATAGATAAGTAGTTATAGATACCTCCAACTGATCTTACTCCAGTTAAGTAATTATCTACTAAGGTTTTAATCTCAAGTCTTACATTGTCTTCGTTAAAATCGAATACGTAGTTAGATAGGATTTCTTCAATAGCAGATTCAACAGTAATTAATAAGTCTCTTACGTGTAAGTTATTAAATGCTGAGTTTGTTCTTTGGTAGCTTGTTTGGTTACCGTAGATAACAATACCAACTCCTCTTTTACGAACGATTGGATTAATACCGAATGGCTCTAAGTATTCTCTATCTTGTATATCAAAGTCGTACTCAAGACCTACTAAGTTACTAGCAGATATAATACCTCTTTTAAGACCTGCAACGATTGAATAAGGTTCACCTGTAATAAACTTACGGATAAAGTTATTCGAAACATAAGGAGAAGGTGGAACGTTTATGTTCTTGTTATTCTCTCTAATTGTTAAGAACGGTGCAAAGAATCCTGAGAATTTAGCTCCTAGGTCTTCATCTGGTAAAGAGAAAGTAAACGAAGGATTTAAGCTTAAGTTACCTCCCTCTGCAATATATCTAGCTTGTAAAAGTGGTGCTGGATCTGTAGCTGTAGGAGCAGAAGTAAATCTAGGATCTGTAGATTCTGAGAATTTCTTCATAGAAGGTAAGTTACAAATAGCTAAACATTTTTGTCTGTTTTTAGCTAATTTAGTAAGTTGCGATTTACAATTTGCTTGTACACCT